TCGAGGTGACAGGACTCGAACTATACACAATGCTTTTAGTGGTTGAAAATATAGCGGTATATTGCTATATTTTTTGCTTTATCACATACTTTTTCTATTATTTCATACATTTAAGAAAAAAAGTGTGTACTTTTAGTGTGTACTTTTTAGTCCACCAATCTATCAAAGATTTCTTGTAAGTTTTGGGCTGTCCGTTCGTCATCGCCTGCGATGTAGTGAGAGTATGTGCCGTATGTGTCCATATCCTCGCTATGCCCGACTAGCTGCTTTAATTCGCCAGTCGGCAGCTCCTTCGCAATACTCACAAATGTGTGGCGCAGTTCGTAAAGACTCAGCTCCGGCATGTCATTAGAGCGCTGATAGCGCTGCCAGCGGTGGTAGTAGGTGTGCATGGATGCCATTGGAAAGATGTAGGCCTGCTTTCCAGTCACTGCTTTCTGAGCTTCCAGCACGTCCACTGCGCGTCTGGATAGCACTACCGTGCGCAATGCGTTTTCGTTTTTTCCCTGCGTAATTTGACCATGCGCATTGATAGCCTGCTTTAGTCTGCACAGATTCCCGTCAATGTCTTCCCATCGCAGTCCCCGCATTTCACCGGGCCGCATGCCTGTTAGCACTTGGAACCTATAATAATTTATGTATTCATCATGCACAGATTTTCCGCGCATGATGGTCGTATCTACTTTTAACAGCGTGTTCAGCGCTTCAACTGTCAGCACGTTCTTTCCTTTTTTTCTGGATGCTGCCGGAATCTGTAACTCTTCAAGCTCAAGCGTTGTCCATTTCGATTTTCGGCAAAAATTCACAAACTGCTTGCAGTAGCTGGCATAGTTCTGTAATGTCTTTTTGGATAATGGCTCTTTGCTGTTCCCCTGTGGATGTCGAAACGCATAATCTATAATTTTTTGGAAATCCTGTTCAGTAACGGTTTTTATCGACTTGATCCCGATGGCTGGCAGCAAATGGGAGCGACCGAACGATGCCATGTTTTTGTATTCTGCATCAGACACAAGTTTTTTCTGCTGCAATAACTGTTCCCATGCGTCAGAAACCTTAATGCGTTCCGTCTTTACGCCTATGTCAAGCCATTCATCTGCTTTTTTGTTAGCTTCCCTCTGGCCTGTGCGGCCCGGTTTGGCGCTGGTAAATGTCTTGCGCACTCCGTCCTTCTGCACGTTGATTTGCCAACGCCCGGCGCTTTCAATCCATTTTGCGGTATTTGTCCTTTTCATATTGCGGCTCCTTTTTTTGTGTGTTATAATAATGCCGTCAACTTTTTATGTTGACGGCTCTTGCCCTTGCCGGTGGTGCGAACACCGGCAGGGGCTTTTTTAATATCTGATAAAAACGACAGACACGATGCAAATGCCGACAATCAGTCGTGTATCGCAGTTTCTTTTTTGGTTATTTACATCCTCCGACAAAAAACATATTGTGAATGCAGTACAATTTTTGCAAAGGAGCGATTGAAAATGGAAAAGCTGGTAAACAAGCCGCCGTCCCATCATGGGAGAAAGCGGCAAAAAAGTGGTTGTCAAGTGCTTAAAATCCGATATATAGGACAGCAAAGACTTGACAAATGAGTATTTTTGTGAAACTGTTGAAATACAACCAGTAGTTGTGTAAAATACAATCAATGGTTTACGAATCGCTTACACAGTCATAAATAACAGCTCCGTTAAGAACACTAAGTAATGTGTTGTCCAAATTTGCATCATTAAGAACATTGGTCATAATAACGGCATCGTCTAACCCATTTTGTTTTGCCTGTTCTACAAGCTGTTTGTTTAATTCAACAAAGGGGTCAACAACGTTGGATTCCCATTCTTGCTTTGCGTTTTCATCACCAGAGGACGCAAGCGCTGCCCCCATTGCAAGGTTGTCACCCCACACAGAAAGGGTTATGCCGCTATCATCATATTCAACTTTGTATTTATCCTCTGCGTAAGACTGGGAAGCAGCATACTCAACAATTGCGGCAAAAAACTTCATGTCGCTGTTATCGGTGCTATCGCTGCTTTCCTGTAATGGCTCTTCGGTAGGCTCTGGCGTTGCGGTGATTTCCGGCGTAGGCTCCGGGGTAGCGGTTGCTTCTGGCGTTGCTGTGGGCGCAAGCTCTTCAGTTTTTTGGCTTGTTGTATTGGGTGCGGCCATTACAGCGGCTACAAAGAAAACTACAGGGATAATAATGTTTAATGGCTTTTTTAAATGCTGCTGAATTGCTTCGACAGGCGCAACGGTGATTGCCGCGCCAAGAAGTAAAACAACGGAAATTGGGCTGCCGCATACAGGAACAAACAAAATGCACAAAACAGCAATTACCCATCGTACGATTTGCTTTTTAGACATAATAGAACCACCTTTACATTTTTTTGGGGGAATTTGAAATGAAAAAAGAACAGTTGACAACAGTTGAAAAAAGTACGATACTTAGTTTAAGAGAGCAGGCAAAGCAGCTTTTGCGAGAAATCCCGCTCAAAGATGCTATTGCAATTTGTAATGAGGTCATAAAGGAGACAAGCAATGCGAGATGGAATTGATGTCTACAACAAGTGCGACTGTAGCGAGTACAGAAAGAAAAAGGATGAAGTCGTTGAAAAAATGCTGAAACTGATTGAAGTCTCCGGCATGAACTTTTACGATGCACAAAATCTGCCGCTGGAACTTGACAGCGCAATTTCCGCCAGCATAATTGCGGCGCAGGGAAACACGGCGTTCCGCCCGCACAATGCCTTTAAGAGCCGGATTGATGATGCTCAATAAGCGCAGTTACCGCACCTTTTGCAATCGTTTCAATCACAGTAAGAGACACATTGCCCACCGCTGACAAGGTGGGCTTTATTTTTTCCTGCCACGTATGCTGATTGGAAATTGACGCAATAAAGTCATGGCCTTTTGGCGTAATATATAGGATTCCGTAAAACTCTATAGTATTTAACTGTTTGTCAATACGGTAGTCCGCCACAATATAGCCATTTTCAGCAGCCTGCAAGCAAGAATAAAACAAATCTTCCCGTGAATACCCTTTACCCTTTATAAAAGAGGATTTTTTCAGCTTGTCAGGATTGGAGCATTCAAACTCCATGCTGCATTTATCATTCAGAAACAAACCGAGCTGTTCTTCAAGACCGAGCATAACATCTCGGACGCAATCAGGATTTATCTTCATTGACTTTCACCTTCTTTGCTGCTGCCATCGCAATTACCATATCAAGACCTTTGCCATCTAAAGTGTCAAGCCACTTATCGATGTCTTCATAGGAATCGAGTCTTAGCCCATCGCCTTGTGCGGTGGGCTTTTTTGTAGATAGATTGTCGAGGTATGTCAACATTTTAGCAGTATCAACCTCCCCGCCAGTATATACGCTGGCGGGGTTTTCTTTTTCCCCGGTCAGGTCGGCAACGGTGACTCCTAACTCGTTAGCTATTGCGACCAGTTTGTCATAAGGTGGGGAACTTGGCCTCTTTGCCATTTTGCCGATATACCCATTTGAAAAACCGAGCTTTTCCTCTAGCCTAGTCAAGCTAGTCTTTTTCTTTTTGCACAGGGCACGAATGGTTTCTACAGTTTTAACATTATCCACAAAAATCACCTAGACTATTTGTGCATATTTTTAGGCGATAGTCTATTGACTACTAGGCGATAAGCTAGTATAATAGACAGCATAGAGGGCAACAAAGAACCAAGCCCCCTAAAATCCAGCGGACTAGCTAAAAATATGCTGTTATAAATCTCGCAAGTTCATAGTAGCATATTTTCTAGCAATAGTCAACTAGAAAGGAGCTTTTGCTAGGTGAATATTTCGAAAATTGATGCACTGTGCCGAAAAAACAATATTTCCCGCACAATCCTTGAGGAACGCGCCGGAATCTCAAACGGCGCACTTGGCAAGTGGGAGAAATCGCCTTACGGCCCCAGCATCACGACCTTAAAGAAAGTGGCCGACTATTTCGGCGTGCCTGTTGATTATTTGCTAGCCGATAACTAGAAATATGGAAGCGGCTGTAAGTGAACTGATTGCGGAAAGAAAGGAGTGAGCGAATGAACAACATTCAGATTTTTAAGTACGAAAACAACGATGTACGCACGGTTGAGTTGAACGGCGAACCGTGGTTCGCCCTCAAAGACGTGTGCGCGGTGCTGGGGATCTCCAACCACAAAATGACGGCGCAGCGGCTTGATGCGGATGAGGTAATCCTGACTGACCTCACCGACAGCATGGGCCGCCAGCAGGAGACTACCGTTATCAACGAATCCGGCCTGTACAACGTCATCCTGCGTAGTGACAAGCCAGAGGCAAAGCCTTTCCGCAAATGGGTCACCAGTGAAGTCTTGCCCAGTATCCGCAAAAACGGTGGTTACATCGCCGGGCAGGAACAGCTTACGCCATCTGAGCTTATGGCTAAAGCACTGCTTGTTGCCAACAAAACGCTTGCAGAACGGGATGCTCGGATTTCGGAACTTACAGTTCAGAATGCTATTATGCAGCCTAAAGCTGAATATTTTGACGAACTTGTAGACCGTAATTTGCTGACCGGCTTTCGTGAGACGGCAAAACAACTTGGAGTTGAAGAGAAAAAGTTTATTTCTTTCTTGATGGAAAAGAAATACATCTACAGAGATAAAAAAGCAAAGCTGATGCCATACGCCGATAAAAACAACGGATTGTTTGAGGTTAAAGAGTGTTTTAACGAGAAAACCAAGTGGAGCGGCACACAGACACTTATCACGCCTAAAGGCCGTGAGACGTTCCGACTGCTGTGCTTGAATGCTTTATAAAAAGGAGCAACCAAATGACGCCTAAACTGTTTGTCACAATTGCTATCAAGGGCGCTGTGCTGGGCGGTGCGATATGCAATCTGGTTTTTACGTTCTACTTTGAACACTGGTTAAAAAGAGAGCGGGAAAAGGCCGAGCGCTTCTCCGAAAAGAGAAATTGCAGCGATTATTACCGATACAATGGCAATAGCGTTTGCACGCTTTGCACTGGCGTCGGCATCCTTTGCATCTTGCTCAGCTTTTTGGGCACGGCGCTCCGCTAACTCTGCAAGGCGTTTGGCTTGTACGGCAGTTTCCGTTGATGCTTTTTCAATATTTTTCATCGGAGTGCTTTCAAAGTCAATGTCTTTTGTAAAATCTGGAATTTTTAAATCCATACTATTTCCCCCCCCCTTTTTCGCACAGTATACAACTTCTTGATATGTGTTACAAGGAGATGATGAACATGACAAACCTTGCTTTTACGGCTCTTGTCAAAAGCAAGGGCTACAACAAACAGCGCCTTGCAGATGCGTGCGACTTGTCAAGTACTCAGATGTCAAACCGCATCAACGGCGCTAATGATTGGCGCTGGCCGGAGGTCTGCACCGTCTGCCAGATGCTTGACATTTCGCTGGACGAGTTCGCAACCTACTTCCCCGCCGGGCGCGTCAAGCCCGGCAAACCGCACGTGCTTACCCGCGAGGAGCGCGTCGACAGCGTTCTTGCCGAGCTGCGAGAAATCCTTATGTAGCAGCGGCATGGCAAGGCTTAGCCAGGAGCAGCAATGGCAAAGTTATGTTTGCAAAGGCAAAGCTTGGTATTGAAGTGAATTGCAACGGAAAAGAAATGTCTCGCAGAGCCAAGGTAAGGCGGAGAGTTGCTTTGCCAAGGCAAAGCAATGAGTAGAGTTGCACCGCATCGCGTAGGCAGTGCATAGATCGGCATAGGCGCAGAAAAGCAACCGATTTTATTTAAAAAGGAGACAACCACAATGAAAGTAAAAATCACCCTATTGGAAGAAGTTCTCGGTTCTTCACCCAGCAATGAAGAACTTCTCGCAACCTACATTGCCAGCAAGGCCCCCACCGGCGACCTCTCCGCCGAAGAGGTGGACAACATCAAGGCCCAGAACGCCGAAGACCGCATTACGGTATTCCCCAAAACAGCTGACGGAACGCCGTTCCTGTACGACTATCAGGTAAAGGGCATGTTCAAGGACAGCTGCAAAATGCTTGCCAAAGCGGGCAAGGCTGGCTATGCAGGCGGCAAGGCTTGCGCAGCTATCAAGGCGTACAAACAGGCTATCGATGGCTTGATTTTCGTTACCCCGCGCGAGATTCCCTACGACCTGCACGGCATGAAGGTTGATTTCTGCGAGCGCCCCCTGCGGGCGCAAACCCCGATGGGCGAACGCGTCAGCATCGCAAAGTCGGAGAGCGTTCCCGCAGGTGCAACAGCAGAGTTTGAAATCGAATGCCTTGACCCCAAGCTTGAGGATATAGTTCGTGAATGCCTCGACTACGGCGCAAAGCGCGGGCTTGGGCAGTGGCGAAACAGCGGCAAAGGCCGCTTTGAATGGGAGGAAATCAAAGAATGATGACCAAAACAAAAACGCCGCCCCGGTGCACCACCACCGGAACGGCAAAAAAACAGAGCATCGCAAAAAGCTCTAACTGTATTCTATCACTTCCCCGCGCAGCCGTCAAGCTTGCAATCACCGCAGATTTGGTGCTGCTGCTGGCTGCGCTCGGTTCTCTCAACATCCCCGCCGCCATCGCCGCCCTGCTGGCTCTGAATCTGCTGTGCGGACTGTATTTTAAGGAGGAATCCCGCCATGAAGAAATTTGAACTCACCGATGAATTTATAACAAACGCTTTCGGTAATAAGCTGTTCCGCATCAAGGCTCTTGTCGATTTCGGCACCATAAAAGCTGGCGAACTTGGGGGCTTTGTGGAAAAGGAAGAAAACCTCTCCAACGATGGCGATGCGTGGGTCTCCGGCGATGCGCATGTCTCCGGCGATGCGCTAGTCTACGGCGATGCGCGGGTCTACGGCAATGCGTGTGTCTACGGCGATGCGCGGGTCTCCGGCGATGCGCATGTCTCCGGCGATGCGCATGTCTCCGGCGATGCGTGGGTCTACGGCAATGCGTGTGTCTACGGCGATGCGCAGGTATACGGCGATGCGCAGGTATACGGCGATGCGCAGGTATACGGCGATGCGTGGGTCTACGGCAATGCGTGTGTCTACGGCGATGCGCGGGTCTCCGGCGATGCGCATGTCTCCGGCGATGCGCATGTCTCCGGCGATGCGCGGGTCTCCGGCAATGCGTGGGTCTACAGCGATGCGGACTACGCCGTCATTGAAGGCTTTGGCCGATATTTCCGCGCGACCACATTTTTTCGCTGCAATGATAAAACTCTCCGCGTGCAGTGCGGTTGCTTTTATGGTGATTTAGCGCAGTTCCGCGAAATCGTCAAGAAAACCCACGGCGACAGCAAATACGCCAAAGAGTACCTTGCGATTGCTGACTTGATGGAGCTGCATTTTTCTGATGAGGAAGGAAGGCAGGAGGCCGCAGAATGACTAGCTTCTGGGGTCATCAAGATAACCCCTTCCCGCCTGACGAGCCCCGCCGCCCCCGCTGCCCTGTATGCGGCGAGGAATGCGAACAAATGTACAAGCGGGGCAACGAGATTCTCGGCTGCGACAACTGCATTGTAGAGGTCAACGCATGGGAATGGCAGGAGGAACATAATGAAATTTTCTGATGTTTGCAAGATGTTAAACGCTTGCGCCATGCTGAAAGAAACAGAACGCTGGTTTGGTTATGTCAACGAGAACGGCGTATTTTTCAGCAGCAAGCACGATTTCAACAAAGCTGTAAAGCTGCTGAAAGATAAATCCTACATCTTTATCCAGCGCGGCAAGCTGACACGGTACGCGGTCACAGGCGACCTTCGGATTGAAATTTCTGTGAACGGCATCCCCATGGTGTCCTATCTGCCGGCGCGGCACTATTCTGACGCTCCCGCCCCCGCAGAGTGCTACCGCATCCACCTCACCACCCCCGACCCGGAAGGAGAATCTATTTGATGTTTAACGAAAAAACTTCTGAATATTCTCTCAAGACTCGGCAACAAATCCCTGTCGTGCAGAGCGCGAAATACCTTGCCAGCCGTGCCAAAGCCATAAAGGCCATTCAGGAACGGCCCTACCTCAACGAGGCAGACTTCTGGATTCTCATGAACGAAACCAAAACCGGGAAAATGATGTACACCGGCTTGATTATCAGCCACAACGCCTGCTTGAAGATTAACGATAACATGCCGGAAAAAGACAAGTTCAACCCGGATTGCGTATCCGTTGATAAAGCTGGATATGGGAACTCTCTTGTGTTCACTTACACCAACAAGCAGCAGGGGCTTTACGAAGTTGGCGAAGCATCCGCGCAGAACTGTAAGAATGCTTACCCTTATGCGATGGCATACAAACGCTTGTTTGACCGTGTTGTTTTAAAAATCTGCAAACTTGCGTTTGACGGCATCTATTCCGACAGTGAAGCAGATGAATTTAAAGAGCGCTATGAAGAAGAACCGCAGCCGGTCACAGCATCGCCAGAAGTTACCGCACAGGTCGTAAAGGACATGGCAACAACAGCGCTGGCAGGATATGCACAGCGAACCGGTAAGGACAAAAAGACAGTCCAAACAGAAGCAAAGACCTTTATTGGCAAGTTGTTTAAGGACTTCACCGATGATGATTGGCGTAGCGTTGCAAAGGAGTTTGAACACAGGAAATGAAGCAGCAAATTGCCATAAAGGCAGCCGTTGTTATCGGCAACACAATTACGCTGGAATGTTCCCCGGCTGACTGCGATAAAGCCCGCGCCGTCATTGACGAGGGCAAGCCCCTTGCCGCCGTCATCGGCACGGCCTCACAAAAGCGCAGCCTGTCTGCCAACGCTTACGCATGGACGCTCATGAACCAGCTTGCCGCCAAAATCAACCGCCCTGTACTGGACGTCTACCGTGATTTGATACGCGACATCGGCGGCAGCTCCGCCCTTGTCACCCTCCGCGCAGATGCTGCAAAGGCATTCAAAAACGGTTGGGAGAGCAAGGGCGAGGGCTGGCAGGTTCGCAAGATCGATGACATGCCCACCCCGCAGGGAACCTTCTGCAACCTGCAATGCTGGTACGGCTCATCCCAGTTCGACAGTGCCCAGATGCACCGCCTCATTGAACTGATCGTGCAGGAATGCCGGCAGCAGGGTATCCCCACTATGACCCCCGAGGAAATCTCCAAGTTGAAAGGACTAACAGACGATGCGCCGACCGACACGCAATGAATACGGCGTCAAGCTGGATTCTAACGGCTATGCCCCCACCATCATGGCACACAAGCCGCTGCAATGCTTCAAGTGTGAGCAATACCGCGATACTGCCCGCCACGAAATCTTTGGCGGAGCACTGCGCAGCAAATCAAAGCAGTACGGCCTATGGGTCAATGTCTGCCCCGCCTGTCATGCAGAGATTCACGGCAGCGGGCAGCTGCAAGCCGAGTATCATGCACAGGCCCAGCGCATTGCTATGCAGCGCTACGGCTGGACAGTGCAGGATTTCAGAAAACGCTTTTACAAAAACTATCTCGATATTACGGAGGACTAATCTATGTTGAATGTTGTCGCTATCATCGGCCGCATGGTCAAAGACCCGGAACTTAAAACCACGAACAGCGGCAAGTCCGTCTGCTCTTTCCGCATTGCCAACGATTCCGGCTATAAGGATGCCAGCGGCCAGAGCCAGACGAACTGGCTCGATGTCACCGCATGGGGCAAGACAGCCGAGTTTGTCTGCAAATACTTCCCCAGAGGCTCCCTCATTGCCATTGATGGGCGCTTGCAGACGCGCAGCTATCAGGACAAGAACGGCCAAAACCGCACAGCCGTTGAAATTGTGGCTCAGAACGTGAGTTTTTGCGGCAGCAAGGAAAGTACCAACCCCGCCCCGCAGAACGCCGCACAGCACCCCGCAGCCCCCTTACAGCGCACGCAGGGCGAGCCAGATGCAGACTATGCACTCATTGAGGATGACGGCGATCTGCCGTTCTGAGGTGCGCGCCATGAATGAAAGAAAGAACGAAAGAAAGCAGCCGAGCCAGCTTGACCAGATTCTCGCCGCGCTTGAAAACGGCGATTCCCTTACCGCGCTGGATGCACTCGAGGACTACGGCTGTTCCCGCCTTGCCTCCCGCATCACCGACCTCAAACGGAAAGGCTACCCGGTAGTCTCCCGCATGGTCACGCGCCGCAACCGCTATGGTCGGCTCTGCCGTGTCGCAGAGTACTACATGGAGGTATGACGGCATGGCAAAGGAATACATAAAACTCTGGGATAGCTACGAGAGCTATTTTGAATCTTACAGTGCCGCTGAGGTGGGGCGTCTGGTGCTTGCGATGATGAAATATAAGTCGCAAGGAGTAGAGCCCGAGTTCAGCGGGAGTGAAAAGTTTATCTGGCCCGCTATCCGCAGAGATATTGACCTTGACCGTGAATTTACCGAGAAAAAGCAATCCAGTGGCAAAAGCGGTGGCAAGCAAACGCAAGCAAGTACAAGCACTTTGAAGCAAAGCCAAGCAAAGCCAAGCAAAGTCAAGCAGGAATATAGGAATACAGGAATACAGGAACAAGGAACTATAGCTACTACTGCTGCTGCGTGCGCGCAAGGCGAGCAATATAACGCAGATTTTGCAGACTGCATCCAGCGCTATGAGCAGAACTGTGGCTCTGTTCCACGCGCGGTTGCTGACGCGATAAGTACCGCCCTGCTGAAATTTCCGGCATCACTTATCTGTCAGGCCATCGACGAAGCCGCCGCCAACAATGCACGCCGGTGGAGCTATATCTCCAAGATACTTGACCGCTGTGAGCAGCAGGGAATCTGCACCGTTGAAGCCTACCTTGCCGAGAAGGAACGCGCAAAATCCTCGCGCACCGCCGCCCGTCAGACTGATACCACAGCCGCGATGGAGCGATTAAAGCAGCTTGCAAAAGGAGTGACCGCCGATGACTGAACCGGAAACCGCTGTTTTTCTTCTGTCCTGTACCAACTACTGGGCAAATCTCATGCGCGGCAAAGACCCTGACGAAATGACAAAAGCATGGGCCGTTGCACTGAAAGACATACCCTTGCAGGCAGCCAGAAGCGGTGCGGCCAGCCTTGCCGCCACGCTGAAATTCCCGCCTACCGTTGCCGAACTGCGCACGGCGGCAGAGGAATTTCTCCCGCACAAAATCGAATCCTTTGACGTCCTGTTCTCCCGCACCTGCCACGAATGCCTGCACTTTGACACGCCGCTTTTCCAAAAGATGCAGCATGGTGGCATTGACCAACAGGAGGCGCTGAACCTGAATGCCAAAGTATGAAATTATCACCTATTCCCGCTCTACCGGCGACAAGTAAAGGATATTGTACCGTGATCCAAAAATTCATCATTACCCTGCCCCCTATCACCAAGAAGAACTCCCAGCAGATACTTACCAACCACCGCACCGGAAAGCCGTTCATAGCCCCCAGCAGGCAGTACAAGAAGTACGAGCAGGCCGCTATGTGGTATCTCACCCCAAAGCCGAAAGAAAGCCCCGCTGGCGGGCCGCTATCGCGTCGCCACGGTGTTCTATATGCCGACACGCCGAAAAGTAGACCTCACGAACTTAATGGAAGCTGCCCATGACACCCTTGTCGCCGCCAAAATCCTCGCAGACGACAACAACACCATCATTGCCAGCGTGGACGGCTCCCGCGTGATGTACGACAAAGAAAACCCCCGCACCGAAATTTTTATCGAAGGATTGGAAGTGTAACCCATGAAAGCCAGACTTCATCCCACCCTGGCCATGCAAAAAGCCATAGACGCTTATGCAGAAGCTAAAATTCAGGGCATCCAGAGCCGTGCACAGGAGGCTGTCATGAAGGAGCGCAACGATATTGCTACCCGCGCCACCTATCTGTGCCTGCTGGCGTGCTATCAGGTCGGTCTTTCTCCCCGCACCCTGAAACGGATTCAGAATGCAATGGTCGGCCCCGTTGCTGATAAATACAACGAGTACCGCAATGACCAGCTTGCCGACCTCTGGGCGCAGGTAACGCTGCAAAGCATCGGCATTGAAGCACCCAAAACAAAGGAGCCGCTATGACCACAACAAAATTCTGCAAGACCTGCGGGAAAATCATGTGGGACGTACAGCCCACAAAGCGCTATTGCGATTTTTGCATTCGCAAGCGCAATATCAAAAGCGCGCAGGAATCTTACCAGCGCCGCAGGGATGCCGGTGTTTTGAAAAAAGGCAAGAAACCCGCTGCGCATCCCAGCCCGAAGAAAACCATAAAACCCATTGAGCAATGCGTCCGCGAAGCCTACGCCCTTGGACTGACCTATGGGCAGTATGTAGCCCGCGGGCTGGATAAGGAGTGATTGTAATGGGATTCGATATTACAATAAGCCGATGCGATGTGGCCAAGTGCCCGCACTGCGGCAAGCCCATCAGAGGCACAATCCGCGATTATGTGGATTCCGGCGGTCGTGTCTGGAAAGAGTATCTCGAAAAAATCGGCTATTATTGGCCTTATGAAATACGAGAGAAAGAACCAAAACGCGATTTTTACGGAAAGGATATGACACTAACATCCGAACAGGCAAAAGACCTTGCAACTTTTGCAAGAGAACACGATTTATACAACTGGGAAAGCATTATGGAGCTGGTAGATCGCGCCATAGAATACGGAGATTTTGTAGTTATAAACGCAGATTGGTAAGGAGTGAGACTATGGACACAGTTAAATTTTTCGAGACGGTAAACAGGTTATGCAAAAATCAAAGCTGCGAGGAATGCCCTGTTTATAAAAATGATATGTGCTGCATGGTTGGGTTCGATGACGATTCGATTAAAAGCATTGAGGAAACGGTTTCAAAAGTCGAGCAATGGGCGAGAGACCACCCCGCCAAGACCCGCCAGAGTGAGTTCTTGAAGAAGTTCCCGGATGCGTATTTAAGCGCCATCACTCGTTTGTTGCCTTGCTCATTAGACAAAACCTTGAAGCCATTACGATGCGCCAAGTACGGTTATTTGAGTATCACTTGCCGTTGTGATAGGTGCCGTGACGACTACTGGAACGAGGAGGTAACCGATAATGACTAATATCACAACCCTGCGCCCCGGCGAACACTTTATGTTCAAAAATTTCGAGTGGGTATGCCTTGACCAGAACCACCCTGACGGCGGCGTGCTGGCTATTATGGCAAAGCCGTTGGAAAAAGATGTAAAGTTTTGCCCGGACGAGCGGTACGCCGATGAGAAAGGAAACTGGAATAACTACAGAACGAGTTTACTTCACAAAGAAGTTTTGGGTCTTGTTAAAGTTCTCGGAACCGATAATCTTATCCTCCATAAAATTAACCTTGTTGCAGATAACGGAGATAGAGCATATAACACGGTTACTGTCATGGACGATGTTTTTATTTTAACCTGTGATGAGTACCGTAAGTACCGTGACTACATCCCACACTACGACAGCTGGATTTGGACTGCCACACCGTGGTATTGCGGTGAAAAGGGTTCCAACACAGACTACGCGAGCTACGTTATCATTGTGCACGCGGATGATAAGTTGTGCAACTGCTGTGTGTACATCGGCGGTGCTGTCGCCCCGGCTTGCATTCTCAATCCGAAATCGCTCAATCTCCGCAAGGGCATGGCATATGTAGAGGAGGTATCCGAATGACAATCCTAGCAAATATCATTGGCGGTGCAGCGCTTGCCGCCCTGTTTGTTGTATTCTACGCCCTGGGCGTATCTGCTGGCCGAGAAGCAACGCAACAGCGAGAAGAAGATATCAGCATGGAGCATACACACGGAGGAGAAAAATGAATTGGGAAGAATACGCAAATACAGTTACATCGCTGTTTAACAAGCTGAAAGAAAAAGGATGGTCAACATACGGCGGGCAGAATAGCGATGCAATGAAGTTGCTGAATCTGTACTTTACTAGCGGAGCTTACGCCCAGACGAAAGGGGAAAAAAGCAATGAAAGTATATAAAAACCCTTTTTCAATCCGTGAAAGCTATTTTTTAAAAATAAGCGCAGCAGGAACTTCGACTATTGGGTATTCGGTTGAGTCCTGGAACGGAAAGTGGAAAGTAAAAAGAGCGAAATATTTTACAAGAACCTTACAAGAGATGCCAATCGTAGCCGAAGATGACGTTGACATCAAAAAATTCATTGAAAAGTTAATCGAAACCATTGTACTTACCGCTGTGCATGGCCCAAAGGATGATGAACACAGATGAAAAGCATTGTACTTGATGGAGATAAGATTGCTGAAGCTATCCAAAAGGCAAAAGATAAAATGATAAATGGAGAATATGACAACAATGATTTGATTTTGCGCGGCGATGCGTTAAAAGCAATCAGACAGAGGTGCATTAGTGAGCATTTGCCTTTTAAATCAAATACGCCAGTTGGCGCGCGGGTTCTTGATGCTCTTGCTGCTATATATCAGGTTAAACCGTATAAAGAGGTTTGCGGCAAATGGATAAGCGTTAAAGATAGACTGCCTGATCCAGACGAAAAGGTCATTGTTTACAACGCAGAAAACGAGGGTACATTTTTTGCCCGTCGCATTGAAAGCGAGTTTGAATGCTGGGATGCAGTTACAAGAGAATTCGTAAACTGGCGCTGGGTGCCGTATGGATATATCAGCATTACGCTTGAATCCGTCACCCACTGGATGCCGCTCCCTAAACCCCCGGAGGTGACCCCATGACAAAGCAGCAATTAGTTGATGAATACGCCCGCAAACATCTTTGTGCGACATGCGAGTGGAAAAATGGCGATATTTGCACGCTGCCGCGCTGCATGAAACTGGAAGAAAGGAGCAAAAATGAGAGAAAGACCGCTCAACCTAGATGAATATGGAATTTCAAAAGAAAGATACCTTGAATTAAAGCACTTTTGCAAAAGATACGCTGAAATGCGGTTGGAAATTGCTAGTGCAAGAGGGCTTGATGCTGTTTCAAATGACGGTTTGCCGCACGGAAACGGAAAGTCAGACCCAACAGCTAGAAAGGCGGACAGAGCGCTAAAGTTAAGCACAGATGTCCGAATCATTGAGGACACGGCAAGAGAAGCAGACCCTTTAAACTGGTGCGCTCTGTTGAAAAACGTAACAGAGGGAACGGCTTACGAATACCAGCCTGTGTATTGCGGCAGACGGCAGTTTTACGAAAGCAGAAGAAAATTTTTCTGGCTTTTGGACAAGAAAAAAGGGTAACTGTGGGGACGTTGTCAAGTGGTATTATGAATATGCTGGAAACTGTAAAGAGGGTACATTACAGTCCATAGCAAAACCTCCTATTCTCGATACTGACAGCCGGGAAAGACCGGCATTTTATTTGTTGCATAGCCAGCCGCAAACTGGGACTGACCAGTCAATACGGCAAGGGCGCTGCGTTCCGAAGCAACGGCGCGGCAAAGGTGCAAGACCTATGTGCAGTACCAGAGGGCGGGGTTGCAACCTGTCTGTGTGAGCGTGCGCGGTATCCCTCACAAATGATGACAACGACTGTGCAAACAGTAAGCCGCACATGCCCTTGTAGCTCAATGGCAAGAGCCTTGGTGTGCCGGTTCAAGTCCGGCTGAGGGCACATGCTGGGTCGCTCCCACCGGTGAAAGCCCGGCGCAGGCAAAACGCGATAGATAACCTGAACGCTGTAAGCAAAGCGGCAAGCCGATCAGGAGCGCGGCGCGATGGCAGGTCGCAACGGGACTTCGAGAGCCTGAAAAAATCTGCCCAACATCTGCTTGCGCGGACGCTGTTACTGACACCGTTGCGCGTTGTGGCCCTCCTTTTAATCAAAGCAGAAACCGCGACCAGCGGACGGGATATAAATAACGCTGGATTACGTTGCAGGTGTGCAGCTGCAACGGGCGAGACCGGCATAGCAGAGACCGGTAGGGCGGGAACGCGCTTTTCCTCCGGCGCGAAGGGGTTTTGGAGGATATAAGCCTACACAAATTGTGTGGGCTTTTTGTGTTGTAAGGCGAGGTGATAAAGTGGCATCAAGAAAAAATCCGGTGGGCGCACCACCTAAATACAGAAGCGTAAAGGTAATGCAAGAAAAGATTGATGCCTACTTTGAAGCCTGTAAAGGAAAACCGTTCGTAGATGAAAACGGGGAACCAATGCGAAATAAAAACGGCTATATCATTTATGACGATAAAAAGCCGCCTACTGTGACAGGATTGGCGCTTGCACTTGGGTTCACATCAAGGCAGGCGCTTTTGAATTACCAAAACAAACCAGAGTTCGTTGACACGATTACGCGCGCAAAGGCTCAGTGCGAACAATACGCCGAAGAAAGATTGTACGACAAAGACGGCTCCGGCGGCGCACAGTTCAGCTTGCGAGCAAATTTCGGATGGCAAGATAAGCCGGAACAACAGCAGGATAGCGAGGTGCAAATTATAGATGACTTGTAAGCTGTCCGGGATTGTTTCCCCTTGTTTCGCCAAAGTCCACCGTGAAATCAAGGCAGGCAATGTAAAAGAGCTTGTCGCAAAGGGCGGTCGCGGCTCTACAAAGTCGAGTTACATAAGCATCGAGCTTATTTTGCAGCTGATACAGCACCCGCAATGCCACGCAGCAGTGTTCCGCAAGGTTGGCAACACACTGCGCACAAGTGTTTATGCGCAAATCGTCTGGGCTATCAATGAGCTTGGTTTGCACGATCATTTTCGTTGCACGATTTCTCCTATGGAATGCACCTATTTGCCTACTGGGCAAAAGGTGCTTTTTTTCGGCGTTGATGACCCCGGAAAGGTAAAGTCAATAAAAGTGCCGTTTGGTTATATCGGTATCTGCTGGTTTGAAGAGCTTGACCAGTTTGACGGGGAAGAGCAAATCCGAAACGTGGAACAATCCTGCCTGCGCGGCGGCGATTGGTTCATTACGTTCAAGAGCTTCAACCCGCCTGCAATGGCGCGGAACTGGGCAAACGGCTACGCACTGAAAGCCCGCAGCGGAAAGCTGATACATCATAGCACTTATAAAACAACGCCTGCAGAATGGCTCGGAGAGCGGTTTCTGTCCGATGCTGAATACTTGCAGCGCACAAACGAAACGGCCTACCGACACGAGTATTTGGGCGAGGTCGTGGGCAGTGGAACGGCGGTATTTGAGAATCTGCGGATTGAACCAATCACAGATGAACAGATTGCCAGTTTTGACCGCATCAAGCGCGGCGTTGACTGGGGCTGGTACCCTGACCCATGGGCATACAATGCAATGCACTATGACGCAGCGCGGCGCACGCTGTACATCTTCGATGAACTGACACGGCGTAGAACCAGCAACAGGGACACGGCGCAACTGCTTTTGGATAGAGGGCTGACGCGTGAGGATAAAGTCTGCGCGGATAGCGCTGAGCCGAAATCCATCGCCGACTATAACAAGTACGGCGTGAAAACATTCCCTGCCCGTAAAGGACCGAAATCGGTTCGATACGGCACAAAGTGGCTGCAAATGCTGGAAGCGATTGTCATTGATCCAGAACGATGCCCGGACACAGCAAAGGAATTCAGCGAGTACGAGTACGAGCGAGACAGCAAGACGGGGGAAGTGCTGGAAGGCTACCCGGATTTGAACAACCATCACATCGACGCTGTGCGCTATGCGATGGAAAGCACAGCGAACAAAGCCGGAGATAGCACGGCAATGAAGTATCAAAGCATTTACAGATAGGCGGTGAGGGAAAATCAGAACGTATCAAGACTTTGTGGCGGTCGGTGAAGATGAACGTTCCCGCATGGGGTTTGTGTTTGACACAATCAACGATTTTAAAGGTCAGAAAAAGACGCGGGACATTCTGGACGCAAAGCTGTACTATTGGGGCGAAAATCCAACAATCAACCGCTATGAAAAAATGGTGTACGACCTAGAGGGAAAAGCGCATCCCGATATGTACACAGCAAACCACAAGATTGCCAGCAAGTTTTTTGGATTTGTTGTAGACCAGGAAGTTTCTTACCTGCTGGGCAACGGCGTTGCGTTTAACAAGGACGCTACAAAAAAGGCGCTTGGTGCCACGTTTGATGAAGATATTATGGATGCTGCCCGCCATGCGTTGATTGGTGGGCAGTCTTTCGTATTCTGGAATCTTGACCATATTCAGGTGTTCGCGCCGGAGCAGTTTGTGCCGCTATACGATGAAGAGGACGGCGCACTAAAAGCCGGAATCCGGTTCTGGCAGATTGACCCGGACAAACCGCTGCGGGCGACTCTGTACGAGATGGACGGGTACACTGACTACATCAAGCCGCGAAACGGTGAAGTGCGCAGTTTAAACGGGAAACTGCCGTACAAGTTGAAAGTGCGGTATTCGGAGATTGACGGCACAGAAATTTATGACGGAGAGAATTATCCCGGATTTCCCATTATCCCGCTGAAAAACGGTGAACAGGCACGCAGCGAACTTTGCGGCAGAAAAAACACCGTTGACGCGCTCGACCTTGCCAGCAGCAACATGGTAAACAATGTGGATGAGGGCAATCTCATCTACTGGGTACTGACGAACTGCGGCGGCATGGATGAAATTGACGATGCAAAGTTTGTGGAGCGACTTAAAACTACCCACGTTGCCCATGCTGACGGTGATGAGGGCGCAAAAGCCACACCGCAAAGCATTGAGGCACCGTTCCAAGGGACGCAGGCCACCATTGATATGCTGACCAAAAAGCTGTACACGGATTTCCAGGCGTTTGACGCATCTGCCGTGAGCGCGGGAAACCAGACGGCAACGGCTATTAAGGCAAGCTATGTTCCGCTTGACCTGAAAACGGACAAGTTTGAAAGCTGCGTGACGCGCTGCATCAAGGGCGTTTTGGCAATTGCCGGGCTTGATGATGAACCAACTTACACGCGCAACCAGATTATCAATAAGCAGGAAGAAGCGCAGACCGTGATGCTGGGCGCGGAGTATTACGATGATGAATACATCACAAAAAAGCTGCTGACCATTCTCGGCGACGCAGACCAGTACGAGGAATTGATGGATCGAAAGGCGGCAGAGGAGTTAGACCGTACGACAGAAGGCGAGGGATGACAAGATGTTGAATTTTGAAAACCTCGACAAAGCCAACTTTTTAGGCATTGGCAAATACGATGCGCCGATTATCCAGCCGGAACACATTGATGTGCGGCATCTGGAATGGATTCCGTTCAACTTTGCTAAAACCTGTACGGACTGCGCAACAAAAGGCATTCACTTTTTCGTGGATGATTATCAATTCCAAAGGGTGTGGAATCAGCCGGACAAGTACATTCCGATGCTGCGAAAATTTGGCGCTGTGTGTGCGCCTGATTTCTCAATGTATACAGATATGCCGCTTGCTATGCAGATATACAATCACTATCGCAAGCACTGGCTGGCGGCATACTGGCAGCAATGCGGGATTCACGTTGTGCCAACCTTGTGCTGGAGCAATGAACAAAGCTACGAGTGGTGTTTTGACGGCGATCCGCAGCATTCTATTGTGGCGATTTCCAGCGTGGGAACGCAGCAAAGCAAGCAGAATCAAGCGCTGTTTGAAAAAGGCGTTCGGGCGGCATTGGCAAGGCTTGAACCCAGTGAAATTTTGTGGTATGGCAAATGCCCTGAAGAATTTGACTGGAACGTTACTAGGATTCAGCCATATTATAAGCGAGTAAAAAGGAGATGTGAGAATGGGCGGTAGAGGTTCTGGAAGCGGCAGGGGCGGCAGTAGTGCGAGTATAGGCACCTTAAAAGAGAGAGAAAAAAGCCTGAATTCCCAAATTGACAAACTGAATAAAAGGTTGGCGGATTACGCATCAAAAAATCCTGCGTGGAATATGCCAAGCGGATATTACGATGTACAGAGAAAAAAACAGGCACTTGAATCAAAAAAGCGTTCGATAACAAACAAAATAGTGACCGCAAGCAGAAATGTGACTGCTGAAAAAACAAATGGAAAAACATTTGTGAATTCTTTTGGTGAAGCTACAAAAAGAGAAATCACCACTTCAACGTACAAAAGCAGCCAAGCGAAACTAAGCAAAGAAATTATGGGGTTCGTAGGCGGTACTAAAAGAAAGAAATGAGAAAACCTGATTATGCCCACAAACTTACGGATGAACAGCTTTCCAAGTTGGAACAGCGCATCGCAAAGCTGTACAAAAAAGCTGCTGAAGAACTGACCGAAACGGTGAAAGCCTATTTTGAGCAGTTCGAGAAGCGTGATGCAGCCATGAAAGAAAAGCTCGATGCAGGCGAAATCACCGAACAGCAGTACAAGCAATGGCGGCTTGCGCAGATGGGCCGAGGCAAGCGTTTTACGGCGCTGCGGGACAAGGTGGCAGAAAGATACACCAACGCCAACGAAGCGGCTGTAGCCTATGTCAATGACGCCACGCCGGGCATTTACAGCTTGAACCGCAATTACTCTGCTTACAAAATCGAGCAGGTTTCCGACAAAGCCGATTTTACACTGTGGGATGAGCAGACCGTTAAACGTCTGATTGTGGAACAGCCTGACTTGATGCCGTACTACCCGCCAAAGCGGGCATTGCAGCGCGGCATAGACCTGAAATACGGCAAGCAACAAATTACAGCCAGCGTGACAAGCTCCATCCTGCAAGGCAAAAGCATACCGAAAATCGCCAACGACCTGCAACACCGTATGCAGGATATGAGCCTCGCAAGCGCCATAAGAACGGCGCGAACGGCGGTCACAGGAGCGCAGAACGCGGGACGGCTAGATACTTACCGCGCCGCACAAGATATGGGCATAAAGCTCAAAAAACGCTGGCTGGCAACGCTGGACGGGAGAACACGCCACGCACACGCAATGCTTGATGGGCAGACGATCGATGTAGACAAGCCGTTCAAAGTGGACGGTTACGAGCTTATGTATCCGGGAGACAGTTCCGCACCGGGCTATCTTGTGTATAACTGCCGGTGCACCCAGATTGCGGAGGTTGACGGCGAGGACACAAGCAGCGGCGGCAGACGCGCCAGAGACCCCAAAACGGGGAAATCTGTGCTTGTGGAAGATATGACCTATGCAGAGTGGGAAGGGTGGAAGAATGAAAATCACACTTGAAGACCACAGTGACGAGGTATTGGAAGCGCTGGAATCCGCTTGCCAGCGGGCGTTGGAAAAATGCGGGCTTGTGGGCGAGGGGTACGCAAAAAAGCTGTGCCCCGTCGACACAGGCAACCTGCGCAACAGCATTACACATACGGTCAGTGACAGCGGAAAAGCCGCGTACATCGGCACAAACAGCGAGTATGCGGTTTATGTGGAGTGCGGCACGGGCATTTATTATCCCGGCGGCAGACAAACGCCGTGGGTGTACCAAGATGCAAAAGGCGATTGGCATTTGACGCACGGCCAACGGGCAAAGCCTTTCATCAAGCCTGCTGTTGCCGAGCACGGAGAACAGTACAAAAGAATCATCGAAGCAGAGCTGAAAGGCAAATAAGCCTCTCGGCTCTTTTTATTGGGAGGAAAACACATGAAAAATCTTCTTTGTATCGCAATCGCAGTTATGACCTCAGTTTTGCTTTTGTGCGGCTGCTCCGAAGCCGCTAGAGCAAACTCCAATATTTCTAAACAGGCCGATTACTTTGAGAGTGAACGAAAAATCACCGTGTACAACGCCAGAACAGACAAGGTCATTATGGAAGCCGAGGGGTATATGTCTATCTCCAACAATTCCAGCAACGAGCTTGTATGCACTGTAAAGGTTGGCCCTGATACTTACAGGAAAAATTACATCTACCTGAACAGTTACACGATGTATGTTGTCGAGGACATTACAGGAACACACACAGACCCGTACCATTACAAGCTGTATTTCCACACAAATGTGCTGCCCAGTGTTGAAGTAAAACCGTAAAAGGCAAGTTTACCTAGCAACTACCGAGACTTTCTCGGCGGTTGCTATTTTTATACGCAAAAACAGCGAAGAACTGCTGTTTTAAATAAATGCTAATGCCGAAGGACCGGCACCGAAGAAAAGGAGCAAAACAACATGGCAATTACCCGCAAGCTGCTTAAAGGTATGGGGCTGACCGAAGAGCAGCAGGACACCATTATTGAAGCCCACACTGACACCGTAAACGGCTTGAAAGCGGACATTGACCGCTATAAAGCCGATGCGGAAAAACTTCCCGGCGTTCAACAGGAACTGGACGACCTGAAAGGAAAGGGCGATGACGGTTACAAGGAAAAGTATGAATCCGAGCACAAGGCTTTTGAGGCTTACAAAACCAGCGTGGCCGCCGAAAAGACTACCGCTGCCAAAGAAAAGGCATTGGAGACCGCCCTGAAAAAAGTCGGCATTGCCGACAAACGCTTGCAGTCTGTTGCCCGGCTGTGCAAAGGCGATGGCTTGCTGGACAAGCTGGAACTGGACGATAAAGGCACCATCAAGGATTCTGACAAGCTGGAAACCAGCCTAAAAGACTCTTACAGCGACTACATCGTCACTACCAGCACGCAGGGCGCAAACACACCGAACCCGCCTGCCGGAAACGGCGGCAGTTGTTGCATCACGGCAGAAGCCTTTAAAAAGATGGGCTATGCAGACCGACTGAAACTCTATAAAGAAAGCCCGGAACAGTATGCCGAGCTTGCAAAAAACAAAGGAGACTAACACATGGCAGATACTATCCTGACCAAACTGGCAGACCTGATTAACCCCGAAGTTATGGCCGATATGATTTCGGCTAAAATCCCTGACAAAATCCGCGTGGCACCTTTTGCAAAGGTGGATGACACCCTTGCTGGCGTGCCTGGCGATACCATTACTGTGCCGTCTTACGGTTACATTGGTGACGCAGAGGATGTTGCAGAGGGCGTTGATGTTGACATCGACAAGATGAGCACCAAGGACAAGAAGTACAAAATCAAGAAGGCCATGAAGGGCGTTGGCCTGACCGATGAAGCTGTGCTGTCCGGCTATGGCAACCCCGTTGGTGAAGCTAATGCGCAGCTGGCGTTGGCTATTGCTGCCAAAATCGACAACGACTGCATGGAAGCCCTGCAGGGTGCTACGCTGACTTATGACGGCACTGCTGCCGCTATCAAGTACAGCGGCGTTGTGGACGCTATCGATGTGTTCAACGAGGAGATCAACAGCGACAAGGTGATGTTCATCAACCCCAAGCAGATGGCTACCCTGCGCAAAGATGCTGATTTTATCAGCGCTGACAAGTATCAGGCTGGCGTTGCTGTCACCGGCGAAATCGGCAAGATTGCCAACACCCGCGTGGTGGCATCTCGCAAGGTTCCTTCTATTGAGTACGAGAAGGATAACAGCACCGGCACCATTGAGATTGTCGCTGATACTACCACCGAAACCACAACCAAAAAGCATCTGGCGACCATCCAGCCCCATTGCGCTGCTGCGCTGGTTGTCGGTGATAAGGTCAAGGCTGCTGCTACCGCCTACTACGCTTGCCCCATCGTCAAGTTGAACGAGGACAGCGAGACCGAGGACGATGTGCCCGCTCTGACCATTTACCGCAAGCGCAATATCAACGTGGAGACCGAGCGCAAGCCGCGTAACCGTTCCACCGAAATTACCGCTGACGAGTTTTACGTTGCGGCTCTGACCAACGAAGCCAAAGTTGTGCTGGCAAAGTTCAAAAAGTAATAAGGAGGGAGTGCAATGCTTGAAGAATTGATGAGGGAGTGCCGGAACTGGTTTGTCACACAAAATGGCGTCCATCTGGGCGAGTTCAGCATCAAGGGCGGGAGCATTGCGCTCCCTTTTTTGCGTGCCGGACAGTATTTCCGCGTTGTGGGCAGCGTTCTGAACGATGGTGTGTATCAATACGGCAACTGCTCGTTGAGGGATGAAACCTTTGACGGGGCTGTCTGGGCTATGTCCGTTCCTGCCGAATTTCTGCACCTTGAAGAAGAAATCAAGGCGTGGCGCACGCAGTACGAGAACGCCGCAAACAGCCCATATCAGAGTGAAAGCTTTGCGGGGTATAGTTACACCAAATCTACTGCAAGCAACCATTCTGGCGGCTCTGTGACGGGCTGGCAGGGCGTGTTTGCTTCTCGGCTGAACAAATGGAGAAAGCTATGAGCCTATTAGATGATTTTTCGCATAGCTGCATCATCATGGACAAGCTGACAAAGCCTGACGGAGAAGGCGGCTATGCTACCGAGTGGAGAGAGGGCGCAGAGTTTGCGAATTACGTTGCACTGGACAGCAGCCTTGAAGCACGGCAGGCCGAAGCGCAGGGCGTGACAAGCGTGTATACCGGCATTGTGCGGAAAGATGTGCCCATCGAGTACGGCAGCGTCTACAAGGACTTGACTACCGGGGCATATTTCCGGGTTACGAGCCGACCAGAAGAAAAGCAAGCCCCGGCAAGCGCTTCCCAGATGCTGAACGGCCTAAAAAGTTTTACGGCTGAACGATTGCGGGAGGGATTACCGACATGACAAAGGGCGCTGCATTACAGCAGTTTTTCGGGCAATTTATGACCGCTTACGCCAGCAATGCTGTGCCGGATGACGCTGTACTCCCATACCTGACATATGATGCTGTGTTTGACGCATGGGGCGGCGGGGCGGTATCGCTGACGGTCAACATGTGGTTCCATACCACGAGCGAAGCGGCGCCCAATGCAAAGGCGCTTGAGCTTTCGGACGCGCTGGGCATTGGTGGCGTGACGCTGCCGGTAGATGGCGGATTGATTTGGTTAAAACGCGGCTCCCCGTTCTGCCAATCGCTGGCAGATGACACAGACAAAAACCTAAAACGGCGGTATATCAACGTGACCGCCGAATTTTTATGCCTAAATTGAGGTGAAAGCATGAAATTTACTCGTATTCCTGAATCTGCGTTTAAAGAACTGGTCTTGAACGCGGGCTATCTTGCAACTACATTTGACCCGGCTGCCGGTACTGCGCCGGAAGAAAGTGCGCTGCTTGGCGCTACGACCGGCGGCATCAACTTTACGGCTGTGCCGAGCTTTACCGACTTCGGCGAGGATATCGACAACTGCCCCAAGAACATGAAAGAGCTGAAGCAGATTGAATCTTGGGAAGTCAAGTGTAGTGGCACTTATGTTTCGGCATCGGCAGAAAATGCCAAGAGCATGCTTGGCGCTGCGGATGTTACGACCACTTCCAAGGTGTCCAAAATCACGCCGCGCAACGACCTGAAAGACAGCGACTTTACCGATTTGTGGCTGCTGTGCGATTATTCCGACAAGCACGGCACTACGAATGGCGGTTTCTGCGCCATCCACATGCTGAATACGCTGTCCACCGGCGGTTTCAGTTTGCAGACCGGGGACAAGGAAAAAGGCCAGATGAGCTTTGAATACACAGCGCACTACTCCATTACCGCGCAGGACACTGTGCCGTGTGAGGTGTATATCAAGGCCGGAGAGGATGAAGCCTAATGCGGATTTTTTCTGAACTTAGCACTGACGAAGCGCTGGAAGTCGTTTTACAAATCGCGCAGCCCATCACAAATTTGATTGATGATGAAACGCTTGTGAAAGAGATGCAGAAAGCGATGCCGAAGGGCGAAACGACCCGTATTGCAATGCAGCGTTTTGGCCTTGCGAAAATCGTTAAGCTGCTGAACATTGCGTTGAAGCAGCACCGCGTGGATGTGTACGCAATCCTTGCACCGTTTAACGGCCTGACAGTGGAAGAAATCGGCAAACAGAATTTCCTTATTACCTGCAAGCAAGTTTACGACCTGTTGAACGATAAGGGGTTTGTTGATTTTTTCAAATCGTATCTCGATGGCGGGCAGAACAAGTAATTCCTGTGCTGCTTAAAATGCCGAAACTGAGCGCAAAGGCGCTTGTGTCGGCGCTGCCTTATGCCCTGAAAACAGAATTTGAAGAAATGCAATACAAGGTGTACCTGACAGACAGTGCGTTGAGTATTGTAATGGCCATAACAGGGGCAAAGGATATGCCAGCGAGATACATTGATATTATCCGACCGCCAAAGGTTGACAACAGAACGCCGGAGCAGATACAAGCAGATTTTAAGGAATTTGCAACGCGGCACGGCTTGAAAATTACAAAATAAAATGCCGCCCGAGTGGGCGGCATCAATCAGAAGCAGTTTTTTATAATGGCTTTGTAAATCGGCTCGTCAACTTCAAGCATAAATCGCTTGCCGCTGTAACGCCATTGCGGGTCATCTATAAGTTGGATAACCACTTGATAAACGCCTTTTTGCTTGGCAGTCATTGCACCGGCAACCATGCCAGCACCACCAAACAAAGCACCGCCGACCATGCCGCGCATAACGCCGGATGCCATTGACTTGTTGTGACTTTCGTCTGCAACGGAATAACCCGCGACAGTACGGCTGTTAAGTTCGAGGTTCGACATACCGCCGACATCCATCGACACCGTGCCAAAAGAAAGCGAAACTTTCTTTCCGACAAAATCGCCTGCAATAACTGCATTTTTTGCTTTTGCCATAAAAAACACCTCCTGCAGATAGAATACAATACTGAATTGAAAAATTCAAGAAGGGAGTGATAAATTGGACGTTTTTAATCTATATGCCAAACTGAGCCTAAACACAAGCGAATACGAAAAAGGCGTAGAAAAGGCAAAGGGCGGGGCTTCTTCTCTGATGGACGTGTTTTCCGGTACTGTGCTGGGAAACGTTGTCACCGACGGTCTGCGCAATATCGCAAATGGCTTTGTTACCATAGGAAAAATGGCAACCGGCGCGGCAATTTCAATCGGCAAGGCATCGCTGGATAGCTACGGCGAGTACGAGCAGCTTGTAGGCGGCGTGGAAACGCTGTACAAGAGCAGCGCGAAAGTCGTTGAACAGTATGCAAAACGAGCTTTTGAAAATGTAGGTATGTCTGCAAACGACTATATGGAAACATCAACGTCGTTTGCAGCATCGCTTGTGTCCAGCCTTGCGGGCGATACAGATGCAGCAGCGGAAATGTCGAATATGGCAATATCCGATATGGCAGACAACTGGAACAAAATGGGTTCCTCTGTCCAGAGCGTCCAAGACGCTTACCGCGGATTCTCAAAGCAGAATTACACGATGCTGGACAACTTGAAAATCGGCTATGGCGGCACGAAAACGGAAATGCAACGACTTCTTGCCGATGCAGACGCTTTGAACGCAAAGCAGGGCATCTACACAAAATACAGCATTGACAGCTTTTCGGACATTGTGCAAGCCATTCACGTTGTGCAAACGGAAATGGGCATCACAGGCACAACGGCAGACGAAGCAGCGTCAACGATTCAAGGCAGTACCGCATCAATGAGAAGTGCGTGGGAAAATTTGCTTACGGGAATTGCTGACCCGGAACAGAACTTTCAAGGGCTGATGGATGATTTTGTAAATAGTTTTGTAACGGCTGGCAACAATATTATTCCGCGAATAAAGCAAATTGTACCTACTTTGATTGACGGATTGAGCGAAATTGTAACACAGCTTGCGCCTTATGTAAGCAGCGTAATAATGGAGCTGGAGCCGACCGTTGAGGAAGGCTTGCAGGCGCTTTTTGGCGGTCTAAGCAGTGTAGCAAGCGAATTGCAGCCCATTGTTGCCGATGTATTCTCTTTTTTGGGCGATGCGATTGTTTCCGGGCTTACAACTGCTGTTGAAAACTCCGACTTTTCGTTCCTGCTTGATATTTTTGAGAATGTTAAGCAGGCAGTCGAAGGAGTTGTTCCGTTAATTGAAAAAATTGCTCCTGCACTTGTAACGGTGGGCGCAGCTGCTAAGGGCGGGGAAATCGGCAAAAAGATACAGTCCATTGTAACAGGGTTTGACGAAGCAAAAGTCGCCGTATCCTTGTTCAGTATGGGGCTTTCGGACGCCGAAATCGCGCAAGGGGCGCTCAACGGAACATTAAAAGCCTCCGAGGTTCTAGCAGGATTGCTTACAGGCAAGATTTCGTTAATGACACTTGCACAGACGGCGGCGGCAAAGGCACAAGCTGCATTCAATGCGGTTTTGGCGGCGAATCCGATTGCGCTAGTCATTGTTGCAGTCGGCGCTCTTGTCGGTATACTGGCGGTTCTGTATGCCAAAAACGAGGATTTCCGCAGCAAAGTAAACGCCGCGTGGGATGCAATTTCTGCCAAGATTCAGGAAGTCGTGGCATTTGTACAGCCTTATGTTGAAGCGGCTATGCAGGTTATTGGGCAGGTCGTTACGCAGGCCATTACAGATTTGACACCAGCCATACAGAGCATCGGTGAAGCGTTCAGCGCTGCATGGAGCCTTGTACAGACTGTATGGTCATGGGCAAGCGCATTCTTTCAGGCCATCTTTCAGGCAATTGTGGTCATCTTTACGCCGTTTGCACCGATTGTCAGCGGATTTTTTCAGGTCGCGTGGATCATTATTCAAAGCATCTGGAATGTTGCGGTCAGCTTTTTTCAGACTGTATTTGATTTGATTACTGGCGTGTTCTCTACGATTGACGCTGTGTTGTCCGGTGACTTTCAGAGCGCGTGGGAGTCGATTCAGGGCATCTTTGATGGTGTGTTTGGTTTCTTCTCTACGGTCGGGCAAAACGTTGTAGATGGCATAAAGGGCGGCATTGCAGCTGTTTGGGGTGGTCTTGTCAGCTTTGTGCAGGGCTTGTGGGATGGCATCAAGAGTATTTTTGTCATCAATGCAAGTGATGTGAAAAACAACACGGGGTCTGACGGCAGCCACGCAGGCGGCCTTGATTATGTTCCGTATAACAACTATGTTGCAAACCTGCATCGCGGCGAGATGGTACTGACAGCCGATGAGGCTGACAGTTACAGACGCGGTAAGAGCAGCGGCAGCGGTTTTACCCTGACGCAAAATATTTACGCGGCAAAGCAGACGCCTGTTGAACTGGCAGCAAGCACAGCGGCGTATTTTCAGCGGGCGAGGTGGGCGTTATGAGTTTTTTAAGCAAAACTTTTAAATACGTCAACTCGCTTGGGCAATCTATCGTGTTTGACTATGAGCATGGTTATCTTATCAGCAAGCCAGATGGCATTGATACAATTTCGGTCACAGCCAACACGGCACAGGGCATCGGTCAAGTAGGCGCTACGGTACAATCTAAGGCCATTCAGACGCGGCCTATTACCATCAATGGAAGAGTTATCGGCGATAATGCACAAGCGCTTAAAGATGCACTTGTGACCGTTGTACGACCTGACCTGACCGGGGTGTTATATGCCGGAGATTGGCACATAGATGTTGTTGTAACGGCATCGCCTACCATTGGCGCATCAAAACGCGGTGCGCCGTTTCAGCTTGGCCTGCTTGCCCCCTACTCGTATTGGGAAAGCGGTGAACGAAAGGCAATGCAGCTGCGCGGCGTGCAAAAAGGTTTTAAATTCCCATGGAATATCAGCAAAACGTATTATTTCGGCAAAGTCATTGTGCTGAAATACATTGTTTTGCAGAATTTTGGTCAGTTTGATGTGCCGTTTAGGTTGGAAATCAATTGCATTGGCGAGACTGCAACAAACGTAGGCATTGAAAATATGCTAACAGGTGAAGTGCTGCGGCTGGAAAAAACGCTTGTGGAAGATGAGCGTGTCGTTATCAAGACATCTCACGGAAAGACAACGGTCACAAGCTCTAAGGACGGTGACTGTCGGGGCGCACTTACGCTTGAAAGTACACTGTACAGAATTCATACGGGCGATAATGCGTGGAAACCTACTGCGGACAGCGGGCTTGAAAACGTTGAAATGAGTGTTTCGTTTGCGGAAGAAAGTGCGGGTGTAACTGTAATATGAGATTAGAGCTTTTCTCCCATGATCTTAGCAACCGACACGAAATTACCCACGCCATCAGCAGCGAGTTTTCGGACTATTATAACGATGTGGGAAAATTCACGTTGGTTCTACCGATGGACGATTACAGTATCTCTATTGTAGAACTGGACGCAGTTTTGTACATCGTAGAGCGTAGATTAGCTTACGAAGTAGCAGAGGTACAGTTTGACAGCGACAACGGAGAAATCACGCTGAACGGCTACAGCTTGAACAACCGACTGAATCGGCGCATAGTGGCAGCATCGGCCAGCGTTGTGAACGTGGAGACTGACGTTTACAACGTTGTACGCAACAACCTGCGTGGGCTGCCGGTGCTGCTGGCGACTGGTAAGGGCCTGCCTGAAACCGTGCCCGCGACAGAGGTGTACGGTGAGGAACTTTTAAAAAAAATAATTCCCGTTTTGACGGACGCTGGCCTTGGTAACCGTATTGTTTTTGACTATCGGGCCAAGACCCAAACGTTTGAGGTGTACAAAGGTATTGACCGCACAGAGGGGCTGACCGCAGTTTTGTTTGTTCAAGAACGCGGCACAGCGCCCGGACTGGTAGTTGACAAGGATATTTCCGAATACAAAAACGTGTGCTACTGCGAAGCCGAATATAAGGACGGCGCAGGCTTTGTTGTAAAGGCTGGCACGGCCAGCGACAACGAGCGACGGGAACTATGGGCAAGTTTCAGCGGCGACAGCCAGCAAGATGATGAAAGTAACGCGGATTTTGAAAGCCGCGTAAAGCAGTACGCCGCTTTACAGTTGGGCAGTCACCTGAACCGCAACGGCTTTTCGATTGACGCGGACGGTGACGAGCTTGGCACATCATACAATGTTGGCGATTTGGTTTGGTGCGTTTCTTTGCGGCTGGGTGTAAAGTACAAGGCAAGAATCACGGCAGCAAAGTATTCACAGGATGCAAACGGATCAAGCGTCAAGCTGGTTATTGGCGACCCGATTTTAACAGTTTTGAGGTGATAAAGTGGCAGAAATCAAAAATTTTCCGAATAACGTGGATGAATATATCGGAGCCGAAAATGTGATGAAATGGCTGCATGGTCGTTCCAGCGGCGTGTTTGGCGCGGATGACAATTTAAGTGTTACCGCAAACGGCGATATGACGGTAAGCGTTTCAGATGGCGTGGGTTGGCTGGCGAACGACAAAGCGGACGGCACAGTTTTTTGGAATGATACAAAAGAACAGACTGGAAGCGAGTTGCGGCTGACAATCCCGTTGGCAGATGCCATCCTGCCACGTATTGACAGGGTTGTTGTTAGCTGGGATACGGTGGATTATGCGTCAAAGCCGCGCATTGAAGTGCTAAAAGGTACGCCAAATAATGCACCTACCGCCCCGGAACTTACAAACAACACTTTGAAACGGCAAATTTCTCTTGCGCGTATTGGCGTCGCAGCAGCGGTAAGCAGCATTTCTGCGGATAACATCACGGACGAACGGCTTGACCCCGATGTGTGTGGGCTTGTTACGGATTGGGTTAGCGTTGATACTACCACCATGCAGGCGCAGTTTTCCACATTGCTGGAAAAGGTAAAGACCGAGCTTTCCAAACTGCACGCGGGCACTGCCGTGATGACCAAGGGCGAGTATGACCCGGCGGGCCTGGGCCTTGATGCGGCGGTGCAGCTGTACAGCTGTACGAAGTCCGGCAAAGTCTACGCACTGAAGGGCACCGGCGCGGTGGGGCGGTTTAAAGTCCCCGCCGCGTGGAGTGCGGGCGACACGTGGACAGTCAACGGCGTGGCCGTGCCTGCGTATTGCGGGGCGGACGCGGCGGACGGGGACAGCGTTGTTGCCGGGCGGTGGATCACGTTTGTATACGATGGCACGCGGCTGGATTTTAACGGCGGCGGTGGATTATCCAATGCGAAGCTGGCACAGGCCACCGCCGCAGATACCGATGTGCTGACCGGAAAGAAATACTACGCAGGCGTCAAGACCATCAAGGAAGGGAAAATGCCGAACCGGGGCGCAGTAAGCGAAGCTATCTACCCGGGCGATTCTTACGAAATCCCTATTGGATATCACAACGGAAACGGAATCGTAACTGCAAAGCGCAGCTACAAAACTGTTTATCTGGGCCAGCAAACCGCCGCTTTCACAAACTTCACATACGATGTGAAGTCACACTATGGGAGCATTTATGACAAGCTGAGCCGCAGTAATTTTTATACCGTCCCTTATGCTTGGAGCGGGAACAGCACCGATGTTGCTACTTCCGGAAGCGGAGCCTGCGCTGACTATGTTTCTTACAATCCTGATACCGGCATGTTGACTGTGGGCGCACAGTCTTATGGAAAAGCGGGCGCTTTTATATCCAATGTCTTGTTTAAGGTGTATATGATCTACTAAGAAAGGAGCGTGAAATAATGTCCGAAACTATTATTCATGAAATCAGCATGAGAAATGAAACCATGAGGGAGCCGATCATAATCAACGCCTAAGGAGGTAGAGCATGGTACATACTTTAAGGCTGGATAACTACACCCCAATTCCGCGAAAGTTGGTGCTAGGGACTAATTCCAGCTTTGGCACGGAGAGTATCAAGATTGAGCGCGGGGCCGGGTGGGATGGTCTAAATCTCACTGCAACGTGGCACATCCCCGGGCGGGAAGAGCCGCTGCGCGTGGCCCTGCTGGATGGGGATGCCATGGATGTGCCGCCCGAGGTGACGAAGGAGGCTAAGGATGGCGTGCTTGTGCTGGCCGGGCTGGCCTCCAGCGTGCAGCGGGCGAGTTGTAACGTGGAGTATCTGATTCTTGAGCAAGCGGGCGTATACGGCGGCGCGGATGCAGAGCCGACGCCCGAGCTGGCGGCGCAGGTGCTTGAAGCAACTATGCAAGCTAAATCAAACGCGGAGGCAGCTGCTCAAAATGCGTCAGAAGCCAAAGCTAACGCAAATAAGGCTCAAGAAAATGCTGAAAAGGCACAGCAGGCGGCGGAAAATGCGGCGGCAGATGCTGCCAAGGCCGGGCCGTATGCAGGGACCGCGCTTGCTGCCAAAGAAGCGGCAGAGGCGGCCAGCGATGGTGCGCGGCTTGCGGCAAGGGATGCACTGACTGCACAGGACAACGCAGAGAGCGAGGCCAAGGAGGCTGCCGATTCTGCCACTGCCGCGGCCGACAGCGCGGCGGCAGCTAAAAAGTCGGCGGATGCTGCGGCTGCTGCGGCTAAGACTGCGGGCGATGCGGCAACCAAGGTCAATGAGGCGGGCGTGGCGGACAAGCTGGCACAGATGGAGACGATCCAGGCCGATGTCAAGGAGCGCCAAGCGGATGTGACCGAAAAGCAGCAGCAAGTTGATGCAAGCGTGGAGCTGGCGCGGCAGGCTGCGCTGAGCAACGGCTACATGCAGATGGGCGTTGACCCGGACACGGGGCATCTGATGTACACGCGCACGACCAATCTGAAAGATAAGATTGATTTTGCTATTGTCAATGACACGAATTTGGAGGTACAGATTCATGGCTGATAGTTCTGTTTTTACCACCGATCTGGGCGCTGTGACCGCCTACGCTGACGCCAAGGCGCACGGCTACACCGGCACGCGCGATGAGTTCGGCACGCTGCTGGCGAACGCCGGCACGAATCTGGCCGAGGCGAACGCGGCCAAGAACGCCGCCCAGACCAGTGCTACGCAGGCAGACCAGAGCGCGAATGCTGCGGCGGCATCTGCCAAGGCTGCGGCTTCGGCTGTTGGTGCTACATTCTACGGTGTAGACTTCTCCGGCAGTACCAGCGCGGGCACGCGGACGGGGGCAGCTGCGGAGTTTGTGTTTACCCCCGGCACCGATACCAGCGCAGGACAAAACGACTTTGACGGCGTCTATCCTTGGGCGGGTATGCGGCGCTGCTGCTGCACGCTGAACGCGGACGGCACGGTCACGGTCAACGCCTACAAGGGCCAGCCCGGCTACATTGAGGATGGCACCAACGGTGAGGTGCTGGTTGAGGTGCCGCTGTTCTATGTCTCCGGCATGCTTGATGTAAATCCGCACGTGTCGGCGGTGCCGATGCCGGGATTCCGCGCACCGAAGAAGTTTCAGAACGCGGACGGCTCCCTCAAGCAGAAGTGCTACCTGCCCGCCTTCCCCGGCAGCATCGGTGCGGACGGCAAGCTGCACAGCATTGCGGGCGTTGTCTCCACCGGCAACAAGACGATCTCGCAGTTTTTGGCTGCGGCACGGCTTTGGGGCGAGACTTACAGCATCGGCACAAGCGCTGACTTTGAGGTACTGGCCTACTTGATGACTGTTGTGTATGGCACGCGGAATTTTCAGAGCAAAATTAACGGCTGCGTGTCGCTGTACGCAACCAACATCGCCATCACCGGAGCACGCACCGGAGAGAGCGCCGTCACGGTCGCCAAGGGCGTGCTGGAGGTCGGCAATGTCATCTCCATCGGCACCGGCAGCGAGGATGAGAGCATTGCCAAGCGCCGCATCGTCACCGCTGTAGAGGCTATTGACGGCGACAGCGCCAATGTCAAGGTCAGTTTTGACGGTGATGCGGTCACCACGACCACCGACCACAAAATCTGGCGCATCATGCAGTCCACCGGCACGGCCAACAGCGTGATCTCCACCTGCGGCAGCCCTGTGAGCAACACGGACGGCAAGCACAGCTTTGTGTTCTACGGCTGCGAGAACCCGCTCTATGGCAACCAGTGGCGCTTTGAGTGCGACTGGAAAATCGTTGACGGCGTGCCCTACATCTGCAACGACACCAACTACAACTGGTCGAGCGTTGAGAACTACACGAAGCTGGATTCCCTCACGCTGCCTAACGAGGGCTGGGCAAAGAACCTCCAGGCGGATGAGCGGTTCCCGTGGCTGCAGATCACAAAGGAAGTCGGCGGCAGCAGCGGAACCCATCTGGCCGACTATTTCTACATCAACAAGAGTGGCACCCGTGTCGCTCTGCGCGGTGCGCTCTCCAGGGGCGGTGACATCGCGGGTGCATTCAGCCTCGCCCTCCCCGGCGACACTTCGTGGCTCTGGTGGGACCGTTCGGCGGACCTTTCTATCCCCGGCTAAGCGGGGGCCCCCACAAAACTGACCGATATTGACAAGATACAAAAATATAAGGAGAGTGATTACACATGGTAAAAACTGAGTGCGCAGAGCGGCGCGATCGCTTTGAGTGTGAGCCGCTGCCCGGTGGAGCAACGCTCATCCGGCTCTATGAGGATGAGCAGGAAGTCACCCACGACGCTGTGTCCGCTATGGACACGCCCCGGCACGGCTGGCAGTATACGACCTATGAGATGGTCACAGCGCTGCCCGCCGGCGGCATCAGCACCAACCCGGATGCGTGGGCCGCGCTGGTCAGGCAGCACGACTACGATGCCGCTGCAGCTGCTGTGCGTGCAGAGCGGGACAAGCTGATCGCCGCCACGGACTGGACTGTGCTGGGCGATGCCAAGACGGTGAAGGCCGACTGGAAGGCCTACCGGCAGGCCCTGCGGGATGTGCCCGAGCAGGCCGGCTTCCCCTACGCGGTGAAGTGGCCCACGCCGCCGGCCGAGGAATGAGCGAGGAAGCAGATCTGCTGGCGCGGGTGATGCTTGTGCTGTGGGACTACCGCGAGGCCATACCGGCCGCGCGGGATCTGCTGGATGAGTATGAAGCGCTTGTGATGGACAATGATGAGGTGATACAATGAGACTTTCAAACGGTGAGGTACTGCTGCGCTGGCCTCTGGCCCAGCACATCATCACGCAGGGGTGGTACTACAACGATGGCAGCTTGCATCAGGCCATCGACCTGCGCACCCAGATCGGCAATACCAGCACGCAGCCGGTATACGCTGCCGAGGACGGCACCGTGGATCAGGTGCAGGACTGGGACGGCCACACCCGGACGGGTATGCAGAGCTATGGCGACATGGTGCGCATCAGGCACGCGCCCTACAAGGGCGGTGTGCTGCAGACGCGGTACGGGCACCTGAGCGGCTATTGCGTCAAGTACGGCCAGCAGGTGAAGGAGGGCGAGCTCATCGGCTTCAGCGGCACTACCGGCAATGTGTTTGGGGCGCATTTGCACTTTGAAGTGATTCTGAACGGCAAGCGCACCAACCCGCTTGTGTGGATGGACAGCGATTTTACCACGGCGAGCGGGCAGGTGTTTACATACCGCCCCGGCGAGCACGCTGTACAGCTGCCCGAGCAGGCCGCCAGCGGCGCTCAGACGGCCCGGAACGGCACCGGCAAGCTGCAGGTCATCACGGTAGGGCCGGTCTCGCAGGGCGATGCAGACGCCGTCTTTGCCGTGTGCCAGAGCCGCGGCCTGACCGATGCCGGGCTGTATAAATCTGAATGGGCGGAGGTGTGATGCCGATGCAGCATGTATTTTCGTTTACACTTGCGGAGGCTTGGGCGTTTTTGATTTACGCGGCGGGCGCTGCTGCCGGACTGTATGCCGGTGGCGTTGCCATCAGCAAAGTCATCACTGCCATAAAAAAGCCGAAAGCCGACCAGGACAAACGCATTACACAGCTTGAAGAGCGGGTGAACGCCATGGAGGGATTCTTGAGAAGCGACAAACAGCGGCTTGACCGCATGGACGAGGGGCAGCGCGTGACCATGCAGGCGCTGCTTGCCCTGCTTGACCACAATCTGGATGGAAACAACATTGACCAGATGCAGAAAGCAAAGAAAGATTTGCAGAAGCATCTGATCGGCTGAAAGAGGGTGCATATCTATGGGCGATTTTTTGAAAAATCTGGCAGCGCTTATTAAGGTAAAAACCATTGTGACGCTGGTTGTCGTTGCTGTTTTTGCCGTAATGGCATTGCGGGGCGGCCTGCAGCCGGACACAGTGATGACCATTGTTACAATGGTCGTAGCCTTTTATTTTGGAACACAGACCGAAAGCAAGAACAAGAAGGATGAGTAATCATGCCAAAGTTTGATTTTGTCGGCGGTTTGCTGACCGATGAAGAAACGGATGTTTTGCAGCTTCGGCGGCGCGGCTGGCGCAATGCTGATATTGCGGCAGAACTGAATTGTAGCGAGCGCACGGTAAAACGGCGCGTACACAGCATCAAAAACAAAATAGGCTGATTTAAAGGGCGCGGCTGCTTTTGTGGCCGCGCCTTTTTTATTTTGTCCCAAAGACGGCACAATGTTGGCACTTCGGTGGCCCACAGTGTGCCGTCTTTTTGTGTACAATTTATATAAAAGGAGCGGTTCGGATGGCATACAAGCAAATCAACCTAAACCCGGAACAAAAGCGCGTTGGAGATTGTACAGTCAGAGCCATTGCAGCCGCAACGCATCAAGAGTGGGCGACTGTATATGCGGCGCTTGTGTTGGCAGGATTTGAACTTCATGATATGCCGTCTGCAAACTATGTCTGGGGCAGTTATCTGCGGCGATGTGGGTGGAAGCGCTACACGTTGCCAAACAGCTGCCCGGATTGTTACACAGTGGCGCAGTTTGCAAAAGACCACTCGGACGGCACGTATATTTTGGCAATGGCTACGCATGTTGTGTGCGTGCAAAATGGCGATTGGCTGGATACATGGGACAGCGGCGACGAAACACCATTATATTATTGGCAGAAAGGATGACGAATCATGGCTTTTGGGAATCCGTACCAGCCCGGTTACATGCCGAACTATTATCCGATGGGGCAGCAGATGCCGTCGGCCATGCCCGATCAGCTTACACAGCTCCGGCAAGCGGCATATCCGCAGCAGCAACCGGCACAGCAAAGCTCGCCTATTATCTGGGTGCAGGGTGAAGAAGGAGCCAAAGCGTATATGGTGGCGGCAGGGAACAGCGTACTGCTGATGGACAGCGAAAACAGTACATTTTACATTAAGGCCACCGATGCCAGCGGTATGCCGCAGCCATTGCGCGTTTTTGACTACTCGGAACGCACGGCAAGCCAGAAACAGCCCACACAGACCGCGCAAAAACCGAAAGAGGAATATGTCACACGGCAAGAGTTCAACGCGTTGACAGCCCGCTTTGACGCGCTGGCGGCAGATAAACCTTTGACGCACAAGAAAAAGGAGGCAGACAATGAGCAACCCTCTGTTTAACGCTCTTGGCGGCGGCAAAATGCCGGGCGCGATGGGACAATTCCAGCAAATGATGCAGCAGTTTCAGCAGTTCCGACAGGATTTTCAAGGCGACCCAAAGCAAGAAGTTCAAAAGCTGCTGCAATCTGGAAAAATGAGCCAGCAGCAGCTAAACCAGCTGCAAGCGATGGCACAGCAGTTTCAAGCATTTATAAAATAGGTTCAAACCGTGCGCACGGTGAACAATATATTCAACTTTTGAAAGGAGTTAAACATGAGTCTTTCTTCGGACGGCACTGTTATGACAATGCCTGTTCAGCCCGCAAATACGGGCAATGGCAACGGCTGGGGCTTCGGCGGCGATGGTTTGTTGTATATTATTATTCTTTTCCTCTTCGTTTTCTGCGGCTGGGGCGGCAACTGGGGCAACAACGGCTTTGGCGGCAACGGCAGCACCGGCGCTGTCGATGGCTACATCCTTACCAGCGACTTTGCCAACATCGAACGCAAAATCGACGTCGTAAACAACGGCCTGTGTGACGGATTCTATGCTCAGGCACAGCTTGTCAACGGTGTGCAGAACGCTATGCAGCAGGGCTTTATGTCGGCTGAAATCAGCCGCGCAAACCAGCAGGCCGCATTTATGCAGCAGCTGAATGCCATGCAGATGCAGCAGGCGAATTGCTGCTGCGAGACCCGCGAAGCGATTCAGGGCGTAAACTACAACCTTGCTACGCAGGCTTGCGACACGCGCCAGACTATCCAGAACGGCACGCGGGACATCATCGAGAACCAGAACGCCAATGCGCGTGCGGTGCTTGACGCACTGACGGCGCAGCGCATTGAGGCTAAAGATGCCAAGATTGCCGAGCAGAACCAGCAGCTTTTTGCCGCACAGCTTGCCGCAAGTCAGGCTGCGCAGAATGAAACGCTGAAAGCCTATATGAGCGGGCAGCTCGCTTACTACAACCCCCGACCTGTTCCGGCTTTCCAAGTTCCTGCTCCGTATCAGTACGGGAATTGCGGCGGCTGCAACGGCTGCGGATGCTAAAAACGAATACGGCAACTTGTCGGAGCATCTGACATGTTCGGCCCCGTGCCGATAGTGCAAAATGTGGCGGGGCAATCGTCCCGCCACTATCTTTTTTTGAAAGGAATGATTTTATGGCTGAATTTACAAACGCCAATACCGTGAGCGTGGCAGCAGGCCAGAATGTGCCGCTGACGGAAACGGCAGTAGCGGGTAAGGGCTGTGTCGTACACAGAGAGGGCGCCGGTATTGTTACGCTGCGCGGCATTACAAACCAGTGCAAAGCCCGTTTCAAAGTGGGATTTGGTGCAAACATTGCTATCCCTACCGGCGGCACAGTGGAAGCTATTACGGCTGCGCTTGCCATCAACGGTGAACCGCTGAACAGTGCGACTGCAACCGTGACGCCGGCAGCAGTAGAAAACTTCTTTAATATTTATGTGACGTCTTTTGTTGAAGTTCCGCGCGGCTGCTGCCTGACCGTTGCCGCCGAAAATACAAGCACACAAACCGTTTTGTTTGCGAACGCAAACTTTGTGGTCGAGAGAGTGAGCTGAAAGGAGTAAACCATGAGTAAAAGAGTTTTGTATGACTTGAAAGACATGCTGTGCGCAGAACTGGACGAAATCGGAAAGAAGGGCGAAATGTCTGCCGGTGACTTGGAAACTGTTCACAAGCTGACTGACACTATCAAAAACATCGATAAAATTGTCATGCTGGAAGATGACGGTTACAGCCGCGATGAGGATTACAGCCGCGATGGTGATTGGAGCGCCAACATGCGCGGCAATTATGGACGCGGCAGCAGCTATGCGCGGCGCGGTTCGCATTATGTGCGCGGGCACTACAGCATGGACGATGGGCGCGATTCACTGATTTCCCGCATGGAAGATATTATGCGCGGGGCTGACAGCAAAGACAGGGAAGTCATCCAGCGCTGCATTGACACGATGCGAAACGGTTAAAGTGAGGTGTAAGGGCTATGGTTGACGTGCGAGAGATTGACGGCGCTATAGCCGAAATCGAAAACAGCGAACTCACCATGACCAGAGTTAAAAATTTGGCGGCATTGTATGTTGTGAAAAATCAGCAGCTTGCAGATGCATCCCATCCCCCGCAGAAAGCAGAACTGCAAGAGCCTGTGCGCTACTACGAAGCGGCAGAGCCGTCTACAAGGGCTGCTGTTGGCAGCAGCGACTTTTTACGGGCTGTGTCAAACGTAGACACAACAGCGGCGCTGAACGTACTGGATGAGCTTATGTCTGCCCTGTATGTGGCAAATCCTAAAGTATACAATGGCGTAATGCGGAAATTGGAGCGTTTACAGGATGAGTGAATTTTTGGAGATTGTAAAAAAGGCCGATACCGGGCGAGTGTGGCGTGTGCTGGATGAGTTTATGGATGCGCTGAAAGAAGTGAGACCTGATGTGTATAATGATTTGGTACACAGTTTGCAGAGAAAATAGGCGAGTGTGTACTAAAACGTGTACTTGAAAAAGAAAATGCCGTAGATTATAACGAATCTACGGCATTTGTTTTGGTCGAGGTGACAGGACTCGAACTATACACAATGCTTTTAGTGGTTGAAAATATAGC